GGTTCAAAGGTGTATTAAAACATGTAACCCTGATGTAGTAATGCATACAAACTCAACTTATCCTTCACCTGTAGATGAATTAAATTTAGGTTATATCAAATGGCTTATTAAAAACACTGAAGTTGAGGTAGGCTATTCGGGACATGAATTTGGTTTGATTACAACACTTGCAACAGTTCCAATGGGAGTAACTTGGATTGAGAGACATGTTACACTTGACAGAACTTTATGGGGATCAGATCAAATGGCTTCAGTAGAACCACATGGATTAATCAAACTAGTAAAAGGAGTTAGAGATATTGAAAAAGCCATGGGAGGATATGGACCTAGACAAGTCATGGGTTCAGAATTAGAAAAAATGAGATCACTTAGAAAATAAAATTAGTATTATATCCATAAAATAAATGGCATGCCAGAATTAGCAGAAGTTAAATTAATGACAGAGTTTTTCAACTCTTCTACACAAAGTAAAACATTTAAACGAGTTTACAAATCTCCTGAGAGCAAAGTTAAAACCGACTTAAGCAATATTCCACCTGATCCAGAAGGGTTTTCAGTAAGAGCTTTTTCAAGAGGAAAAGAAACCATGATTGTTTTAAAAGGAATAGAGTCAGAATCAGAAAAGGTTTTAATGGTTACTTATGGAATGAGTGGACACTGGCAAACAGTAGATATTGTGTTTGATATACCTAAACATTCTCACTTAATATTTGAAACATTTGAAGGAACTTTTGTCTGTTTAGTTGACGTAAGGCGTTTCGCAAAATGGAAATGGGCAATCAGTTGGTCTGAAAACAGAGGACCTGATCCAACTTCTGAATTTGAAATGTTTGTAGAAAACCTAAGAACAAATTCTCATAGAAAAGTTTTTGATAAACCTATATGTGAACTGTTAATGGATCAAAAATACTTTAATGGTATTGGTAATTACCTTAGGGCAGAGATTCTATATAGGGCCAATATGAATCCTTGGACTCCTGCTAGGGATGCAATTCAAGACAAGTGGTTTCTTTCTCTATGTAGATCCATTCCAATGGAAGCTTATAAAATAGGTGGCGGCTCCATTAGAGATTGGAAGAATCCATATGGAGATCAACAACTAACAATGGACCAATGGCTACAATGCTATGGCAAAGAGGTGTCTACTGTAGATGGTACTGGTAGAAAACTTTGGTTCAATTCAAAATACGCACTGCTTAGTGAAGAAAATTAAACTAGAATACGACCCAAGACCCCAGCAGGTCGAGATATTAGATTTTGTAAAAGATTCTATCCAGAATCAGGACAAGAAATTTATGATGATAGATGCTCCAACAGGAGTGGGCAAAAGTTTTGCGGCTGTTATGATATCAGATTGGTATCGTAAAGAAGTAAACTCTAGTGCTAAAATCGATATCATAACTAATACTAAATTATTACAAGATCAATACACTGGAGATTTTGATTTCATGGCTTCTCTCAAGGGTAGTAACTCATATTGGTGTAAAAAGAGTTCCATGCCATGTGGAGAATCCAAGACGGTAGACAAAGTAAAAGGTAAAAGGTGTCAAGTTTGCCCTCATAGTATAGCTCAATCTTCTTTTGTTAATTCAACAGTTGGTCTAACCAATTACCATTTAATAACTGCATACGCAATGTATAGCCCTGATATACTTCTAGATAGGGGTGCTAGGTTGCTAATAGTCGATGAAGCTCATTCATTCGAAGAAACTTTCTGTGATTTTATTGCTTCTAGTTTTTCTGAATTTAGTTTAACTAGATTAGGGGTTTGGGAATCCTGGATGGAGAAGGATCTAGGTGAAATATCAACAATTAGACAGCTTGCTGAATATGTATCAACTGTCATTATACCTAGATTATTAAATGTTATAACTGAATCTATAGATCTAGCTAAGGACACTCGTTCTAGAAAGAAAAAGGCCGAATTTGCAAGAAGAGCAGACCACTGTGATAAAGCAATGTGTAAATATAACAGATTTATCAAGGACGAAGATAACTTTGATAAAAACTGGGTTTTTGAAAAAGACCTGGATAAAAATGGAAACACTAGAATTTTAGTTGAACCAATATGGGCTAACCAATATTTAAAACAAATGTTTTGGAATCTATATGACCATGTTATATTTATGTCAGGTACTATTTTAGACCCAGACATGATGTCTTTTTTAATGGGTTTAGAAAAAGATGAATCTAGTTATCTAGCTTTACCGTGTCCATTCGATATTGAAAAAAGACCTATTATTTACGCTAAATTTGGTAAGATGTCATATTATGATAAGGCTGATACTTTTAGAAAAGCAGTACCAATCATTAAAAACATTCTTGAAAGAAACAAAGGCAATAAAGGAATAATACATTCAGGTAATTATCAATTCAATGATTGGATTAGAAAAGCAATTAAAGACGAGAGACTATTGATACATAATAGTTCAGACAGAGAGGAAACTCTAAAACACCATTTAAGAACTGAAGATCAAACTGTCATAGTTTCCCCATCAATGATGACAGGAATAGACCTAAAGGACGATCTTTCCCGTTTTCAAATAATTTTAAAGGTTCCTTTTCCCCACCTAGGTAGCACTAAAATCAAGAAGAGATTAGAGACAAACAGCGACTGGTATAATTGGAAAACTTTAATTGAAATTATGCAGTCGTATGGTAGATCAATCAGAAATGAAGAGGACTGGGCTGAGACTTATATACTAGATTCTTGCTTTGATCAAGTTCTAGGAAATACAGTACCCGAATACTTTAAACAGGCCCTTAGGATCAAGAACATAAAATAAATAAAACTATAAATGATTATTTACATAGACATAGACGATACTATATGTAGATTACAAGAACCTCTTAAGTATCATACCGCAAAGCCTATTCCAGAGGCAATTGATAAAGTAAATACACTATATGAAAAAGGGCATTATATAGTGTTTTGGACAGCTAGAGGAACTATAAGTCAGGTAGATTATAGAAACCTTACTTTGAATCAATTAAATGATTGGGGAGTCAATTTTCACGAATTAAAAATGGGTAAACCTGCATATGATCTATTTATAGATGATAAAAACCTAAATTCAATAGACTGGTTAAATGAATAAAGTATTAATAATAGGAAATGATCCAACGGTGGATCAAATAGATTTTGTTAGATTAAATCCAAACTTAATAACGGTTGGTACAAATAGAGCATGGCTCAAGCTTATCCCTAATTACTTCTTTTTTCATGATCCTAAAATATTTCAAGAACTTGAATCTTTTCCAAAGAAACTTGAAGATCTTAAGTTTCATTCAAATGTAATTAGTAGTGATTGGTTAGCTATACAATGTTCTAAACTAAAAATAGAACGACCTGATTGGGTTAAATATTATCGTCGACCCGACAGGTATAAATATGTAGATTGCGTGACTACAGCTATAGATATTTTAAACAGGTATGTATTCAATAAAAGAGACACTACATATTATGTAGCAGGTGTTTCATTACGTTGGCAGAATCCTAGTCATTTCTGGAAAAAGAATCCAATTGATGGAATCGGAAATAAAAATGATCAAGCTTGGTATAATCCCAGATTTGATAGAACTTACAAAAATTTTAAGACACTAAAAGATTCTAACACTAAAATAATATCAGTTACTCCTGATTCAAAAATCAATAAATTATTTCGTTACGAAAACGTTGCTAACCTCTATAGCTAAGGGGTTACTTTAGTTGTCTTGGACAAGAAAGATTGTTCCAAAGTTTTAATTGATGCAACGGTTGCACCTGGGGTTGGTGGCCATTTTGTATCAATCGCTCCTGCTAATGTAGATAAAGCAGCTGAAAGAGACGTACCTAATACAGCAGGTTGAGCCAACGACTTATTAGGACCTAATATTACACTGTTTCCATTCACATGAATATTATTAGAATTAAGTTCAATCTTAGTTGTTGAAGTAGCTATTATTTTACTATCTGCTGTTATGTTTATTTCAGATCCCTTTAATTCAATCACTGACTGAGTTTGATCATGCTCTATAGTAATTGTTTTATCCTGACCAATATTTACTCTAGAACCTTTAAGTTGCATTGTGATTCCTTTTTCTTTGGTGAACCAGAGTTTAAGCTCCTCGTCTCCATCAAAAAGTAAGAAATGAGATCCATGATATTCGCCTTCTTTTTGAAGTTCTTCTTTGATATCATCTGCGAGCTCTTGTATCGCATAATATTCAGGTGCGTATATGTTACCATTATCGAACTTAATAGCTACAACAGATCCCTCCTTAGGTATAGATATGGAAGCTCCTTTGCCATCTTGCCCAAAGAATAATGATTTGCCTTTAGGATACGCCCAGGGTAGATCTTCAATTGGAACTGCTTCTCCATGAATACCAAATATTCTAACCTTACATCTACCCTCTAGATCGGGATCTCTAGCATCTTCAACTGTCCCGAGAAACTGCTTGTCTATTAGATCTTCGTTTCTTTTTTCTATATCGTGATAATGGTTTTCCATATAATTATTCTACAAAAATAAAGGATTTAGTTTTTAGGAACTGCAGTGTTTGGTGGAATAGTATCTCCATTTGATTCATATCCATATATACTTGCTTGCCCTAGTTTTCCTTGATCTACCAATTGGCCTAATTCTCTAATTCCTTGGTTAATTAGTCTATTAGGTCCATCTGTTACAGACTTAATACCTGCTGCCGCTTTGGCTCCTATGTTACCTAAGGCATTGCCAACTACAGGTAATCCTGTTAAAAAATCACTTACGCTATCGACTCCTGCTCCTAATGATTTTCCATTCCACGCATTTCCTCTGATTTCTTCTGCGGTATAGTCATCATATGTTACACTTCCTGAGGAATAATGATTCTCTTCTTCCATCCAACCTATTTTGATCTTGAAACTTGATTTATTTTGGCTTCTGTTTTCTGAACCTATTGTCATATTGGTTCCGCCTGGAAAACTTGGTGAAAAATCAAATTCACACTGTCTACATTTAAGTTTAATATATCCGAAATTGTCTAATACATTTCCAAATTGATTACCAGCTCCAGCTATTCCACCTAGGTTAGGGCCAGATGAATTAAGAGTGGTTCCAAGATTAATTAAAGGAGGAAGGGTGTTACGTAGATTTCTGAACTCAGCAATCCATATATCCATAGAGAACCATCTTAAATTATCGGGAACCCTTTCTCTCATATATTGTTTATCGTACACTGAGTTTCGGTATAAATCTGCAAGTTCTGTTATTCTCAAATCAACCGCTTCCAGGGTACTTACTGTTATTTCACCGCCTTTCATAGGTTCATTCATGCTAGTTGCTTTTTCCCATATTTTATCTAATCCTTGTATTTCTTGAAAATACCAAGGCGTATCATCTCTTAGATATTTTAATAATTTTCTAAAAACAGCAAGTTGATTAGCCTTAACCGTATGACCCCTAGCCAATAGGTAATTTATAGCACTTTGGCTCTTACCCTCAGCTGTATTAAATAATGGACTAACTGCTAGAAAATTACTTTCTTGGTAGTTCATATATTCTTCATCTAATGTGAAATCCAAAGAAAATGTCAGGTAAGTAGGTTCATCAAACCTATCTCTAACTATTCCTTTTCTAAAGTTACTAAGCTGTCTCTCTGTATTTAAAAAATTTACTGGCATATATTAATATTTATTTCTTTGGATTTGGAACCCAATCTCGTTTAGATAGTGTTATTTCAGTCATAAACCCCTGCCCTTTTTCATAAAGGTATCTGTTTCCTGTCGAGTAATATATTCCTGAAAGATATTCATTATAATATATAATTTCATTATTGGTTCCTATCTGTTCTTGTTTATCTAATTCACCATCCCATGCCCTGGTATACTTGTAGTTAATATCTGTTTCATATATACCAACTTGAACTTTCATTCCCATGATTGAAGTTGAATTAATAC